TGTTGGCAAGGGCCGTGTGCACCATGGCGCGGCCGTATTCGTCCACGAACGTGTGGCCCGCGTTTGGCATCCACGCCGTTACGGCGGTATCGTACTTTTCCCGGATCGCCAGCGCCCCGGCCAGCAGCCCTTTACCCGTAGATCCGAACTGCAAGTCTACGAGTGCGTGTATTGTTTGCTTCATTTTATAGGAAATTTGCTTAGTTACAACTAGAGAATCAGGCGTGTTTTTCATCGATTGTTCCACAAAGAAAGCGCATGCCGTGTTGTTACACAACGCGTTAACTGTTAAAATGTGTTAAAAAACACTCGTCACCCGATCGCGTACGACCCGTAGTTGGGTCGCGCGTGTTTCCACCCGGCGCCGTATCGGGCGGCGTCGAGAAAGTGGTTGTTGGCATCCACCGGGTGATTCGTGGGGTTCCCATCCCGACCTACCATCCACGTGTACGCCCGCAGTTCTTTGATGCCGTTCGCGCTGCGTTGCGTGACCGCCAAAGGACGGGAGCGCAAGTGGTCGATGCCCGCGCGCACCGAATCGGCGCCCTTCTTCGTGGGGTGGATGTTCAGCCCCATGCGGCGGATCTCCTCGATGGATTTTGGCTCTGAACTGTCCGCCACCACCGGCACCCCGGGTACGCATAAATCGCGGATGGCCCGGCCTATGTCGTTGTTGGTCAGCCCCGGGGCATATACCAACTCGTCGAGGATGTAGCCGTCGGCCTCGTACACGGCAACCAGCGCCGTGGGGTCGTTCGTGAAACCGAAATCCAGCCCGTATGATACCAATTTAGCGCCCGCGGGCACGCTGGGTACCTGTGTCCAGTGGTTGTACACCCCGTTGACCAGATCTGCCCGTTCTCCTAGTCCGTATACCTTCCAATAGTTGGGGTCCGCCTTTTGCAGTCGCTCGATTTCGTCTATTACGTTCTGCGGCAGAAACGGATTGTCTTTGTAGGTGCTCTTGTAGAAACTCGCGTCTTCGCGCGGGATCACGTGCGTATAGATCCAATGGTAGGCATCCGATGGGTTGTAGTCTATAACGATGCGGCCCGTAGTACGTAGGACCAACTGCCGCCAATCCTCGAGCGAGATTTCATTGGCCTCGTTCACGAACAACAGGTCGCGCTTGCGCCCGCGCACCTTTTGGGGCTGGTCGATCGACACGAACTCCACCAAATTGCCAAACAATTGGTAGGTGGCGTCTGTTTTGTTGTGCAAAACCGGGTCGTACACCGCCTCACGCTCTAGGATCTCGAAGAAATCACGCATGGCGGTAGCCTTCAGCGCGGGTAGGGTCTTCCTGCAGATCGTCACCACCGCCCCGCTGTTTGCGTTGCGGTGGCACAATTCCACGATGCCCATCAGTATGCTGTAGGTCTTGCCCGAACGGCTGCCCCCCTGATGCACCTGTACGCGCGTGGCGCTATTCCTGAAGTCCAGATAGGTCTTCGCGTACTTCATTGAACCACGACAACGGTTTAACCTCCTGTATCTTCATTTCTTGCCGCTCCACGTATCCCCGGGCTTTGCCCTTTGTTTTGAGATAGAAAATCGTGGCCGTGGTGTCGCCCTCTGAGATCTTTTTCAACAGGTGCGATTCGGCAAAATCTACGGCTTCCTCCGTGATCTGCTCAACGGCGGCCTTGTACTCCGGGTCTTTCATGTACCGGTAGTGCGTCACCCGCGAAATTCCCACGGCTTTGCACGCGGTAGACACGATGCCGAGGTGCCGCTGGAGCGCTTCGAGCATCTGCTCCTTTTTGGTTAGTACGGTTTCTGACATGTTGGGCATTTTTCGTCTAGTTCACGCAACACCACGCCCCACTCCAGCACGGCCTCCGTGGGGAAAACGTTCGCCAGCGTGTCGTAATCCCACCGGCCGATGTGGCTGTTGTCGCGTATGAGGAATTCGAGTTGTTTCTCTTCGGGCCAATCCACCATTTCGCACTCCACATACCGGCCTCGCATGGGCTCCCGGTAGCCGTCGAGTGTGGCCAGCGCTTTGGCGCGCAGATGCCCACCAAGGATCCACAGGCCCTTGTTGATTACAATGGGGCGCGCTGCGTACATCTCCGGGAACTTGCGCAGGCTCTCCGCCATGCGCGCAATCTCCGCGGCGCCATAGTTTCGCGGGTTGGCGGGGTGATCTTTCAGATCTGCAAGCACGTACCACTCTCTCATCGGATGCCTTCCTTGAGCGCTACGCGCATTTCCTGCATCACGTCGGCCAAACACGACGAACACGCGGCGACCGGGTGCTTCTTGCCGGTGATTTCTGCATGCAACCGGTACAACTCGCGCACTTCGCTGTGCTTGATGCGGCTGGGATTGGTAGCGAGGAACGCTTGCGCCTTTTCCACGTCGGCATCCGACACTTCGGCCCGCCATTTTCCGATCGGGCACTTTGACGTGCGCAGTTTGGTTTTTATTTCCATGACACAACCGCAGAGCGAACCGCCCTCCACCGGGGTGGGGCGGCCGATCGGGCCGCACGTGCGGACCCCCAAATTCATGACACTGTGCGGGCACGATTTGCAAATCGTCAAACGGCCCTCTGCAAGGGTGCGACTCACGAACATGTGATGTGTTCTTTAAGGATGCGCGCGGTTTTGCGCAATGAGTAATACATGGTGTGGCAACTGATGCCGGATTCCTTGGCAAATTGGTGCATGTTGTACCCGCTCAATTTAATTTCAAATAGCGTCCGGTCGAAATACGGGAGGCGCGAGAGAATCAGCGCGACCTCTTCGCGCCGTATCACCGGCGCAACATCCACCACGTCGGGCACCTCCGGCACCGCCAAGTCGAGCACGCGGTACTCCTTGGCAAACACGCCCGTGGTGGCCTGCCGGTGCAAGGCTAGGATGTGATATCCCCACGGTTTGCCGTCGAGGATCTGGTCGAGGTGCGGCAGGTCTATAATGCGCAAGTACACCGTGTGCAGCAAATCGGTGGGGCACCGATGGTAGCGCCGGGCGAACTTGAACAGCCCGTCGTAGTTCTCCGAGAACCATATATTATATCTGCTTTGTGAGTTCAAGTTCTAAGACAACACGGCGCAAATCGCCGATGAGTGTTTCGATGTCCCGTTGCGACAACTTCACCGTGCACCTGGAATTGGCCGTCAACTCCGCGGCCGTGCCGTCCCCGAATTTGGCGTCTATCGCATTTCCGTGTTCCCATTGCCTGCCTCCGGGAGACATGTTGCACCCTTTGCACTGCATGTTCACGTTGCGCGGATCCCACCGGGTGTTGGTGATGGTGCGCGACACAAAATGCCCGGCGTCGGCGTCTTTCCAGAAAACGCTCTCTTGACAGGTGATGCAGGTCCCCCAACCTGTGGGGTCGCTGTCGCGTAGCCGTATGTACCGGCTGAACTCCCGATCAAGAGCCGCTTTCGCTGTCGCGCGTGTTTTTCGTTTCAGTGCCATGTGCAAGGGTTAGGATGTCACTTTCCGACAAAGAAAGGAATTCTTGCCGCGCGGCCGACATGCGGGGGGCGTCGCGGTCGTAGTCGGGCCGGTGTCTGCGCTCCCGTATAGGTGTGGCCGTGTCCACGTCGTACTGAATCAACGCATCGATCACCTCCGGTATCTTCAGTCGGTTGTACAGTTTGATCCGGCCGCGTTCGATGTCGCGGAACACCAATTCGCATTCTTCGATCGTGAGCGTGGGGCACATCTCAATGATCGTTTCGACGCAATCCTCGATTTCGTCCTGCCGCGACAGCGTTTTGGCAGCGTCCACCCGGCGCACCATGGCCGCAACACGCACGAACAACCACGCCTTCAATTCGGGAGTGCGTTTGATACGCGACACACTGGTGCCCTCCGCCTGTGCTCGATCGGGCGTGAATTGTGCCCGGGGATCAGCCAGCAGTCCACCGGGCGAGCCGGTCCAGATCGATACCTTGCTGGACAGGTTTTTGTTTTGGAGGGAAAAGTCCTTGATATCCATTTGCTATGCTGTTTTGGATGGTTGCGACGGCCACCGACACGTCGCCGTGGCACTCATTGAACAATTTATGCAGGGCGGCCTGTTCGCCGGTTGCGGTGTATGGCTTTATGCGCCGCCCGCGCCTGTCTTCTTTCCAAGTATCCCACATCCCCAAAAACTCCGGTGATTCCCACGGGATCACGACGGTTTTTTCATTGGTTTTTTCATTGGTTTTTTTCTTCGGCAAGGGCTGCCTATCTGCCCGGCACGTTTTGCCGGGTTGCCCGGCATCCGGTGCCGCGTTGCCCGGCAAGAGTGACCGCATGTAGCGTTTCCTGCCGTCGAACCCGGTACGTTCCAGCAGCCCGGCCTGTTCCAACCTCAAAAGGCTGTTCCGGATCGTGCGCTGTGACACCCCCACGAACTCCGCGAGGTGTTCATCACTGAAAAAACAGTCCATGTCCCGCTTCGTGAGTGAGTCGACTTCCATCAGCACGATCTTGTCGTACCACGCCAAGCCCGGGTGCTCCCACACCTCGCGCGGTATCCATATGCCCTTAAAGTCGCGCATCTGCATCTAGAGTTTCTACGTACGCCTTGAGGTTGGACCACTCCGTTACGGTCATAGGTCGCGAGTACACCATGCCGTTTTCGCAGAACTCCACAACGCCGCGCCGCATGAAGACGCGCACGTTGTGGATGTGTTCCGCCATGTTCATCGAGCCGCCATGATTTTGTCCCGCACTTTGAGCAGATCCAACGCGGTGGTCATGATAGTTTCCTCCGTGTTGTGGCCAAGTGCGACAGCCTGTCCCACGGCCCACGATGCATCGATACGCTTCTGCGTTTCTGCACCCTGTGGTGACCCCTGCGCCCCCGGGGCGTCCGCTTTCTGTATTTTCAACGTTTTGCCGTACTGTGTCTCACGCGTGACGCTGTACTCTACGAGGTCTCCGGTTTTGTACGGCGTGCCGTCGCTGCTGGTGCTGTTGGCTTGCCCCACGGTGCCATCTTCGAGTACTACGTCGTACACGTAAAAGGTCTTTCCGTTTTGGCTCCACGTTTGGCCCGTCGGGCTCACTTCTTTGATTTTTGACTGCATGGTATTAGATGATTTCAAGCCATTTGATGTCGTGTCCTTTAAGGCGGCCGTTCACCACGTAGGTGTTGGCGTGGGCGTCGTTAAACGCCGCGAACATGTCCAGCCAGCACTCCTTCAAGTCGTTGCCGAACCCTATGGCTTCGAAAACCTCGTCGGCGGTGCGTATGTTGGTGGTCATGCGGTATTTCACGTTCGATCCGGTGAGTCGGACCATTAGCACGGGCCCCACGATGCTGGCGCGCTCCATGGTGCTACGTTTAGTGCGTGTAGATGTGTACATATACTGTCTCTATTGTCTGTTCGATTACGATTCGGGCGTTTTGGTAGACTGCCGTGGATGTCCCATCCAACACTTGCAATTCTTTGGTGGTGTACAACTGCTTCATTTTTTGCGGTCGTAGTAGGCGGCTCGTACTTTCTCGCCGATCGAACGCTTGAAATCTTCGAGGAGCCGTTCGAGGTCGCGTTCCCATAACAGGTCTTGCTGCCACTCGTTAAAGTCCCGCGACGCGCGGTCCGGGTAGGAAGTCGATTTGATGGATGGCATGGTTTCCATGATTAGGCCCATTTAGGCAAATTGAGTTCAAGAACTTGGTCGGCGTATCCGCATGGTAAACCGTCCCACGCTTTGAAACGCTCCGTGATTGTCTGTAGCATGTAGTCCGCGCGGTTTACCGCGGTTGCGCTCTGCCGATACACCTGTACATTGTATGGCGGTGTGGTTTCTGCGGCGATCCAATAGAACGCGTCGCGATTGAACAAGCGGCAATACAGGGCGGCCTGCAGGTGGTAGTGCAGGTTGTGCGCCTGCCTTGAAAAGCCCTCCGGGCTGGCGTCCGAACAGGTTTTGATGTCCAACAGGGTGCTGGGGCCCAACCCGTCAGCCACACCGGTAAACGTATAACCCAACATATCCTTCGTGTGCTTAATTTCGCGTTCAGGACAGAACCCTAAAATAAGCTTCGCCACCGGATCGGCGAGGACACGGGAGGCCACTTCCTTGGCCTTGGCGTATTCGGCCGGTGTTAAAATACTCTTGCCATCGTTCGATTCCAAGAAAAGCGCCCAATCTGCCTTTCCGGCGGTCGTTCTCCGGTCGACTTCCGGGCTAACGGCGAAATTGTCCGCGAACGCGTCGTCGCCTTCTAGCACCAGCGCGTGGATGGCGCGCCCCAACACCATGGCGGGCGTTTCTTCGAATTGGCCCGTCACGTACTCGAGGTAGTGGTTGGGCGATTTGGCAAACGCTTTTAGGGCGCTGTAGGATAGATAGGGTCGTTTCATGGCAAAAAAGAATCTGAGAGGTACGCCCAATGAGAAATTTCTTCGTCTTCCTGCAGGAAGAACCAGCCGTAACTGTTGGCGAACATGGTCAGGTGGTCGATGTCCACCCGGCGTCCGTCCGGGCCGTGAACCACGACGAGCACGGCCTCGTGCGCGTCGGGCCAGTTACCAGCCAATTCGGCGCTGGACTTAGGCATGTGCTCTTTCGTGGCGTGCCACGTGATGCACCGGTTAAATTCAGAAGTCATGATTGGGGAAAATTGAGGGTGGCGATAAATCCGTTTAATTCGTTGCGGTTGGCGAAGTACTCGTCGATCAGTCGGTGATAACGGCTCAAATCCATGTCGGGCTGCTCGTATTGCATCCTGAATTCGTGGCTGGCCTCGTTGCGGAGATCCACCAGCGCCTCCACGGCGCCAATGAGTTTTTCCTTTTGTTCGTTGGTAAGTTTCATGATAGAAAAGTAAAAAAAGGGGCCGAAGCCCCGGTTAAAATGAGAAATCGAAGTATTCGTCGGCGTCGCCAAACACTACTGACACGTCGTAGTAAATCTTTTTTGCCTTGGTGATGCCCGGCACGACGTTAGCGGGTTGGCCGTTTTGGGATCCGGCGTACACCGCCTCGTTTTGCTCCGGCGTGAGCACGTCGGTGATGAAATAGTGACCGGCTTCTTTCGCCGCGCGCCGCACCGCGGGGGCGAATTCGATGGTATGCGACACTTGTACCCATTTGCCGGTGTCCTGCCCTTTGCGTTGTGACCACATCAATTCCATCGTGTGGCCGTTCGGGTTGGACGTGTACTCGTAGGTTTGCATTTCGCTCATGTCGCGGTTGCCGGTGCGGCTGGTCTTTACGCGGCGGACCGTGCATGCGGCGCCGTCTTCCGATACCGCGATAACCTCGTATACCTTGCGGTCGCTGTAACCGCAGATAGTGCACATTTCACCGACCACAGGGGTGGTGGTGTTGTTTCCCATCAAGTTGTTGACAAATGAACCATCTTGGTTCAGGGGGCGGGTTTGATGTTTCATCAATTAGGAAATTAGTGCCTTTCGGCGAATTTGTGGTACAAAGAAAAAATAGAAACAGTTGTTACACAATACCCCGATGTGTTAAAAGATGTTAAAAGATGTTAAAGAACACTCTGCCCTTTTAAAAGGGCACCCGTCCCCGCGTTCAGTTTGGCAATTTTGATACGAACGTGGCTATTTTCTTTTTGGCTTTGTCCACGTTGTCATATAGTTCTCTGAATTGTGTTTTTTTGTTTTTGACCACCCTTGCGGATGTGGTTTGGTAGTTTGCCCGTGGATCTGCCAATGACCGAGAGGATACTTCAACTTTGGTAAACAGATTCAAATGAATATAACCGTTCCCCATTTTGTTGATGTCAATAGAAAATTCGGAAGCACCTGTTCGATAAAAGGATATGCCTTGACTTAGCGCCCTTTCTTTATGATTGACCCTAGACAATAAACCCCGCGTGTAGACGGTGAGTTCTTGTAGAGCCGCCGATTCATCAAAACCGCCGCCGAATTCGTAGCGCTTGGCGTCAATTTCCTGTTGGTAGATTTCCAGTGCTTTCTTCATCACGAAGTTGGGTTTTTATCGATTCCTGCCCACGGCTGCTTCGAGTTTGGCGATCGCTTTGATTACCGCCCCGGCTTTGTCGAGGGCCTTTTCCAATTCCAACGACAGTGCCACCGCGTCTTTTTTCAGTTTGGTGGCGTCGCCGGGTTTGATCCCGTACGTGGCCTGCAGTTCCTGTGCGGGCTTGCGTACCGCGTTGGTCCATGTGCGGTACATGTCCGCGATCTGGTCGTATACCACATTCTCGTCGAAAGCAGCAAGTTCGACCCGCTCGGTGTTTTTGAATTCGAAGCGCTCCACGGTCAACTCTTGTTAAGGCGTTTCATCAGTTTGCCGTGCGCAGCGTTGTAATCCGCCACCGCATTGACGAACTTGTTGATCATGAGGTTGTAATCCGCCCGGATCGCTTTTGCCTCTTCCGGTGACGGCCCGAACGACCCTTTGTTCTGCTGCAAGTCGTCGATGGCGTCTTCGGCCGTCTTCCACTTGTTTTTGTACCAATCCTGAAGTTCTTTCTTTTCTGCCTCCAGCGCTTGGCGGGCGGCGTCTTGGTAGTCCGTCGCGAGTGATACGCGAGTCATAAACTCTTTGATTTCGTTTTGCATGGTTATTGGTAAGTGTGTTTATACTTGCCGATTGTTTCTACCAATTTGTCGATGTCTTGTTGGTATTTGTGCGCGGCCTGTGCCATACCGTTAACCGCTTCGACGTATTGTTTCATCAACGCCTTGGCGTCGTTTTTTTCGATGCGGCCCGCGTCCAGCAGATCGAGGAACATCTTTTCAGAGAGCTTCCAATCTTGGTAAATAAAATCCCGGAGTTGTTTTCCCTCCGCGTACAAGGCTTTCCGGATTTTTTCCAAGTCGACACCGGCCAGCGCTACGTGCTGGTTATAAAGGTCAATGGCGTGTTTCATGGTTGTAGGTTTTGTGCGAATTTGCTGATTCTTTTGGCGGCCGCTTGAATTGCCGCGACATCGTACCACCTCTCCGCGAAGTATCCCCTTAATTGCACGTCGTAAGGTTCGGGGGTGGCGTACGTTTGCCACAGTTTGGTGCGGGCGGCTTCCTCTTCAGGTGTCAGCGCGTACCCCCATTTGATGGCTGAATACGACGTGAGCAAAGCATGGCCGAATTTCGTGTGGTAACTGTTTGCTAGGAAGAAGTTCTGCCTGTACGCTTCAATGGCGGCGTCCAACTCCTTGGTTTTGGCCTGAAGTTTTTTGACCAACCCGGCCGCGGTTTTCGAAGCAAGCGCTACCTCCTGCTGGCGAAGTTCTGCGTGGTAGACGTCAAGTGCGGTTTTCATCCTTAGCTCTGTTTTGCTTTGTTGTCGTCCGGACCGTACAGTTTGGGGTCGGCTTTTTTGTATTCGGCCAATGTTTTCTTGATCACGGCGCCCACGTCGTACGTATACGTTTTTTCTAGTTTCTTCATGTGGTTGTCCGTGTTCGCGACCGATGTTTCCACCTGTCTAACCGCGGGATCTTTTTCACCCGCTTTGTTCATCTCCGCGACGAGTTGGTCCTTCAGACCAATAATCTCATCGAGTTGTTTACGCAGGTTTTTGATTTCGGCGTCTTGGTCTACGGCTTTCAGCAATTTATTCAAAATGCCGCCCCACTCGCCGGGACCCGGGTTGGCCGCAAACTCATGTGATCGAGTGTTGCTCATTTGATCAGTGGGATTAGATTCCGCATTTCGCGGATGGCCTTTTGAGCCGCTTTGGGACTCCGGAAAACCTTCGGGTCTTCGCCGAGCGTTTCGAGATAATCTAATGTCATGTCCAGCTTGGCCATCGTTTTTTTGACCATAACGGCGTCCGGGTCTACTAACTTGGCCATGCGCACGTTTTGTGCTGCAAGGAATGTGTCGATTGCGTTTTTCATTAGTTCAGAATATACGTGATGTCTTCTTTGTTAGCACGGTGCACGTATACCGGCGTACCTTCGCCCACCCACGTGCTCAGCACGTTGTAGTCGAGATACTCCCGCGCTTCTTCCTCTGTCATGTCGGCGGAGAGGATCTCTACCATCCGGTCGATGTCGTACACCACGCGGGGCGGTTCCGTGTTGTGCATGATCCCCACGATGGCGTCGTCGAACCCATCTACCAGCATGGTGGGGTCTAGATCTTTTCCAGCACCCATAGCGCCAACTGATCGTAATCGAGCACGAGCGGCCCCGCCTGTTCGGACAGGTGCGTGATGTCGACCGTGTGATTGGTGTAGATGTTGCATAATTTCACCGTGTTGATTTCGATGTCTTCCACCGATGTGATCTGGTCGTAGCCAGCCACGGACACCCCCACGACCAGCGCGAGCCGTTCGTCGAGCATCAGTTCCACCGAAACGTTTTTCATTTCCTGTTCGGTACGAATGCCTCAATAACCCGGTCGAGGTAGCCGAAAACGGCGTCGTCTTTGAGTGACGGCGTGAGCCGCACTACAACCTTGGCAAAAGCCAAACCGCCAAGAAGGATCTCGGCCCAATGATCGAACAGTAACTGCATGGTGTTGTGTTATGCCGTAAAGAAAACCACGGCGGGGCCCTCTTTGCAATATAGCATGTGTTAAAGTATGTTAAAGACGCTTTTCGATGGTCCGGATTGCGAAATAGGCCGCCACAACACCCGGGTACAACACCATGAACAATTCGCGCAAATCGTCCGGCGTGCGCCATTGCGGGTCGCTGCTTTCCTTGACCACGAACACCACGAACAAAGCCGTGAGCGTGAGCAAAACCAGCGGTCTAGCGGTTGCCGCTACGGGGTTTTCGCGGTCGAACTTCCACCGGCGCGTCGCCCCGGCGAACTCTTGCGCGCGGTTGAGGTTTACCCGGGGCAGCCATGGTATCTTCATTGAGTCGGCGGTTTTCGTCCCGCAGTTGCGAGACCAGATTAGTGAGGGCGTGAACTTCGGCCAGCAGTTTGGCGTTTTCCGCGAGCAGATCCGCCACCTGCGCTTCCAGGTGGCCCACCCGCTCCTTCAATTCGGCGCGCCATAGGGCCAACTCGCTATCTTTTCGATCCAGCGTGTTGGTCTTCGTGTTCAATTTTTTCGTGTAGTAGTCCCACGCTTTCGCGCTGGTTAGTGTTGCCACTACTGAAACAAGGGCGGTTAAGAACTGATCCATGGGTAGAAAGCCAGCGGTTGAGTTTTTCGGTGTTTCGGTCGCGTGCGGTCATGCGTATAGGTGTGGGTAGCGGTCGCGCAAAGGCAGCCCGCCGCCGGTGATCTGGAGCCCGTTTTGCCTGTATACGTCGATCATGGGCACCAACTCGTCGCCCGCGGACAGGCTGTACTCCGGGTACCGGGACTGATAATAGCGCATGTGGTCAATCATGCGGTCGGCGTAGAAATTGCCGTATTGGCGGGCGCGGTTGATCTGCAAGTCGAGTGTTTGCTTGTCGATCGGTGTGCCTCCGTCCCCGGTTCGCTGCACGATGCCGCCGTTGTCGATTTGGCTGTAAAGGTCCGGCATGAGGTCCAGCAGGCTGTACCACGCCACCACCCGCCGTATGTGTTGGTCGAGCAGATCGAGATAGGCCCCGGAGATCGTGTTGGTGCGCCCGTCGGTTAGGTACTTGTCGTACAGGCGCGTTCCGAGGATCGGGTGGAGGCGCGTATCCTGTGTGAGATATATCGCCACGCGCAATCTGTCGTCGTCGACCGACTTGTTAATGCTGGTGATGTGCTTCACGTATTCGGGCGAAGCCAGCAACACGGTGGTGGGTATCATAAGCCGGAAGTTTTGGCCCG